CGTGGCGCGGTTGAACTGGCTTTGCCCGTAGTCGCGCCCTCCGACCATGGCGCGGACGGCGCCATCGGTGTCCATAAGGACAATCGCGCCCTGACTTACGTCATAGTCCTTGCCGTATTGCCGAAGATGGAACTCCAGTGATTCCTCGGCGGCCTTCTGCAGATCGAGATCGATGGTGGTACGGGCAACCAGCGCATGGCTCACCCCTTCCGGTGCAAGCTTTTTCACCTCCTCGAAAGCCCAGTCGAGGAAATAGTCGGGGCTGTCGCGCTCGCCCCTGTCAACGGCAACGGCCGGGTTGAGGCGGGCGGACAGCACCTGTCCCTCGGTCATGAAACCGGCCTGCACCATATTGGTAAGCACCTCATTGGCGCGGGCGCGGGCAGCGGGAAGGTTGATGTGTGGTGCATAGCGCGCCGGCGCCTTGAACAGGCCGGCGATCATCGCCGCTTCGGAGAGCGTGAGATCCCTCACGTCCTTGTCGAAGTAGAAGTCCGCTGCAGCCGAAATGCCGAAGGCGCCACCGCCGAGATAGGCGCGGTCGAGATAGAACTGCAGGATCTCTTTCTTCGTCAGGTTCGCTTCGAGCCATAGGGCCAGGAAGGCTTCCTTGATCTTGCGCTCGTAGGTGCGCTCGTTGGAGAGGAACAGGTTCTTGGCGAGCTGCTGGGTGATGGTGGACCCACCCTGGACGATTTCGTTGGCGCGCAGATTGACCGTCAGGGCGCGGACGAGGCCGACGACATCGATGCCGAAGTGCTCGAAGAACCGGCGATCCTCCGTGGCGAGGACGGCCTTGATGAAATAGTCGGGTAGTTCGTCGATCGGCACGGAATCGCGCTGGCGGATGCCGCGCTGACCGATCTCGTTGCCGTAGCGGTCCAGGAAGGTGACGGCGTAATCGTCCTGGGCGAGCCAGTCGCCCTTGGTTTCCTCGAAAGCCGGCATGGCGAGGGCCAGCATCACGACTGCGCCTGCGGCCGCCAGCGTGACAGCTTCGCTGAAGACTTCCACCAGTGCCCGCTTCAGGCCGAAGACGCGGAAGCGGCGGAAGAAAATGGTGGTGTTTTCCCAGAATTCTGCGAGTTTGAAGCCCGCGTCATAGAGCGTGGAATCAAGCCAGGCGTCGATATCGAGGAATACCGTTGCCCTCGGCGCCTTGCCCTTGCCTGACCTGCGCTTCTCATCCATTGCGCGGCTGCCCGCTCGTCCCAGCTTCGCTCTACATCTTTCATTTGGCTCGCAAGGCGCTCCAGACAAGATGGAGAGCAAACCTACCCGGCAAAAGGCTTAACACATTCTGGCAGGCGAAGCGGAGGGAAAGATCGGCGGCGCGAAAGAGCGGGCGCGAACGTTGCGATTCGGCAACTGGGGGGAGGAGCGTTCGCGCTGCCGTTGTATGCGGATATAGGAAAAAAGTCCTTGACACGTTACGGTGGTTTGGTAAAGTTCTGGCATCGTCGGGAAAGTGGGCCCGGAGCCGGGGATGAGCTTCGGAGGCCGGTCCAGGCGAGGTGAGTTTGCAAGCGCTGTGCCTTCGGGACGGCGCTTTTTTGTTGCCTGAAATCCGGGAGAGGCAGGATGCGGGGACGGTCGGCCGCGGCCGCCACCAGGGCAATGCGCGCGCTGCTTGAAGGCGAGCCGGCAAGCTTCGCGCTGGTGGCCGAAGCCGCGGGGCGAACGGAGAAGTATCTGAGGCGTCTGGCGAAGAAGGAAGGCTGGCGCGTGGTGGATGCCGAGACCAGCCCGGAGATGATGGAAAGGCGCCGCGTGGCGCTCTCCGACTGCCTCATGGAGGAGCTGGAGGCGGAGTTCGCGCAGGGCCGGGCCGCGGGCAAATATGACAAGAACCGGATCGATGCCCTGTCCTCCATGCTCCGGATGATCGAGAAGCTCGGGGAGATGGTCCCAGTGCCCGGGCGCGCCGCACAAGAACAGAACAAAAGCGATGCAGAACTGGCCGCCGCGCTCGCCCTTATCGATGCCCGTATCGTGGAGCTCGCTTGCGAACTCGCCGCCGCCATGGGCGGGGAGGGCGCTGACGAGGACGGAGCTGGTGTGGCGGCTGCTCGATGAATGGTGGATGCACGCGCGGCTGGCGCAATATCCGGTGGCGGCGAGGCTGCGCGATATCTGGCTGGTGATGGGCGGGCGCGGCTCGGGCAAGACGCGGCTGGGTGCGGAATGGGTGAACGCATTGGTGCGGGGCTTCCCGCCCTTTGCCGCGCACAGATACGGGCGCATCGCGCTGGTGGGCGAAACCCTGGGCGATGTGCGCGAAGTGATGATCGAGGGGCCCTCAGGCATTCTGGCCGTCTCGCGCGGCAACCGCCCTCGCTTCGAGCCGAGCCGCAGGCGGCTCGTGTGGGACAACGGGGCGGTGGCGCAGGTCTTTTCCTCCGAGGATCCCGAAAGCTTGCGCGGGCCGCAATTCGAGGCCGCGTGGTGCGATGAGGTGGCGAAGTGGAAGGATGCGGAAGCATGCTTCGACATGCTCCAGTTCGGGCTGAGGCTGGGACGACGTCCGATGCAGCTTCTGACGACGACGCCGAAGCCGGTGGCCCTGATCCGTAAACTGGTGGCGAGGCCCGACGTGACGCTGACGCGCATGCGAACGGAAGAAAACGCGGCCAACCTGGCGGCGGGATTCCTGAAGGCGGTGGAACGGAACTATGGCGGCACCCGGCTTGGCAGGCAGGAACTCGACGGGGAGCTGATCGAGGATCGGGATGATGCTCTGTGGACCCGCGAAATGATCGAGGTGGCGGCCCGCGAGGGGCCGGCGGAGGCGCTGATGCGCGTCGTGGTGGCGGTGGATCCGCCTGCAACGGGCCGGCGCACCTCGGATGCCTGCGGCATGGTGGTGGCGGGCATGGCGGGCGATGGCACCGCCTGGGTGCTCCACGACGGGACCCTGCGCGCGGCAAAGCCCGAGATGTGGGCGCGACAAGCCGTGGCGCTCTACCACCGTTTCGAGGCCGATGCGATCGTGGCGGAGGTGAACCAGGGCGGCGACATGGTGGCAAGCGTGATTGCGACGGTGGACCCCGCCGTCGCGGTGAAACCGGTGAGGGCGAACCGCGGCAAATGGGTGCGCGCGGAGCCCGTTGCAGCGCTCTATACGCAGGGGCGCGTGCGCCATGCCGGGCGCTTTCCGCAGCTCGAGGACGAGATGTGCGACTTTGGCCCGGACGGGCTGTCGGGCGGGCGCTCACCGGACCGCGTGGACGCGCTGGTGTGGGCGATCACGGAGCTTCTGCTCGGGCGCAAGGGAACGCCGCGCATTCGCGACTTCTCCTAGTTCAACGACAGGAAGGACACATGGCTTGGACGTGGCCCTGGGCAAGGCGCCCGGGACGGGAAACCTTTGCCGCCGAGCGCAAGCAGGCTGGCGGATATGGCTTCGTCGCCCTGCACGCCCAGGGCGAGGCCCGCTGGACGCGGAGAGACTACGCCGCGCTGGCCCATGAGGGATACATGCGCAATCCCGTCGCGCACCGGGCGATCCGCTTGATCGCCGAAGCGGCGGCGGCCATACCTTGGGTCGTCTACGAAGGCGAGATGGAGCTCGACGAGCATCCGCTGACCGAGCTGCTGGCGCGGCCGAACCACGCGCAGGCTGGGCCCAGCTTCATGGAGGCCCTTTACGGGCACCTGCTGCTTTCGGGCAATGCCTTTGTCGAACGGGTGGAGACGGAGACCGGCGCGCGGGAGCTGCATCTTCTGCGACCCGATCGCGTGACCGTTCTGGCCGACGTCAAGGGCTGGCCTGTGGCCCTGGAATACAGGGTCGCAGAGACCAGGCGGAGGATTTCGCTGGACGAAGGCGGCAACGGCCTGCACCTCAAGCTGTTTCATCCGATCGACGATCACTATGGCTTTCCGCCGCTTTCGGCGGCGCTGCAGGCGCTCGACATCCACAATGCCGCGGCGCGCTGGAACAAGGCGCTGCTCGACAATTCCGCCCGGCCTTCCGGCGCCTTGGTCTATGCGCCGAAGGAGGGCGGGAACCTGACGGACGAGCAGTTCGAGCGGCTGAAGGCGGAGCTGGAGGACGGCTATTCGGGTGCGGCGCGGGCCGGACGACCGCTGCTTCTCGAAGGCGGGCTCGACTGGAAGGCGATGAGTCTCACCCCGCGCGACATGGATTTCATGGAGGCAAAGAACGGGGCTGCCCGCGACATCGCGCTGGCGCTGGGCGTGCCGCCGATGCTGCTCGGCATCCCCGGGGACAACACCTATGCGAACTATCAGGAGGCGAACCGTGCCTTCTACCGGCTGACCGTGCTGCCGCTGGTGGGGCGCACCGCCCGGGAGCTTGGCCGGTTTCTGGCCCCGATATTTGGCGGCGATGTGCGGCTTTCCTTCGATCTCGATCAGGTCGAGGGGCTCGCTGCGGAGCGCGAGGCGCTGTGGAAGCGCGTCAACGAGGCGACCTTCCTCTCCGACGACGAGAAGCGGGAGGCCGTGGGATACGGACCTAACGGGCGGGGCTAACCCTATAGCCAGGGAGACCGACAGTGAATGGACTTTCAGAGGCGGCCTGGCTGTGGCTGGCCAAGGCCGCAGGAGCGGTTGCGGGCTCCGCAATCTCACTCGCCTACATCCTACCCTCCGGGCGGCGGGAAGCGGCGGTCCGCTTCGCCGTGGGCGTTGCCTGCGGCTTCGTCTTCGGCGGAACGGCGGGGCTGAAGATCGCCGAGGAACTTGGCATCGCGGGAAATCTGGCGCCGGGCGAGATGGTTCTCATGGGCTCCGCTGCGGCAAGCCTGTGCGCGTGGAGCGCGATCGGGTTTGTAACGCGGCTGCTGGCCGATGGCGGACGGATACAGCGCGGGAGAAAGGGCACGCAATGATGCGAAAGATCATTCCGGCGCCGGACGAGCGCAAGTTCTCCATGCTCGACATTGAGCAGGTGGAGGGTGATGGGACGTTCTGCGGCTATGCCAGCCTGTTTGGGCGCATCGATCTCGGGCAGGATGTGGTGGAGCGGGGCGCCTTCGCCGAGTCGATCACCCAGCGGGGTGCGGGCGGGATCCGGATGCTGTTCCAGCACGACCCGAACCAGCCCATCGGCGCGTGGCAGGCAATCCGCGAGGACGACCGGGGCCTCTTCGTGCGCGGTAGGCTCGCCACGGGTGTGGCAAGGGCGCGCGAGGTGCTGGAACTGATGCGCGCCGGTGCGCTCGATGGCCTGTCCATAGGCTTCCGAACGGTGAAGGCTCGGAAGGACCCGCGCACGGGCGTGCGCCGGATCCTGAAAGCCGATCTGTGGGAAATTTCTGTGGTGACCTTTCCCATGCTGCCCGAGGCGCGCGTGGAACAGGTGAAGGGCGGGCGCTTTTCGGGCGGCCTGCCAACCATACGAGAATTCGAGCGTTGGCTGACGCGGGATGCAAGGCTGACGCGCAGCGAGGCCAAAACCGTGATCTCACGCGGCTTCGCTGAGCTCCTGCGCGGGCGGGATGCCGCGCCGGGAACGCCGGAGCGCCTGGTGGCGACAATTCGCCAGGCGACGAGACTTCTTCAACAATAACCAGCAGATCAGGAATGGAAGAATGAGTGGAGCGACCAATACTGGCGTTCTGGAGGTGAAGTCCATTGCGGCCAGCGATGATCTTACCGGCGCGTTTGAAGAATTCATGACGACGTTTGAAGCCTTCAAGCGCGAGAACGATCAGCGTCTCAGAGAGATCGAGCGCCGCTCGGCCGATCCGCTGACGCAGGAGAAGGTGGAGCGCCTCTCAGCCGCGCTCGATGAACAGAAGCGCTTGATCGACCGGCTTGGACTGAAGAAGGCAAGGCCCGCGCTGGGCGGTGAGATGACGGTCTCACCCGTCGCGCTGGAGCACAAGGATGCCTTCCACGCCTATCTTCGCAGCGGCGATGATCGGCAGCTAAGAGCGATCGAGGCCAAGGCCATGTCCTACGGCTCACCGCAGGATGGCGGTTATCTAGTTCCAGAGGAGCTGGAGGCCGAAATCGGCAGGCGTCTTGCCGCGATCTCGCCCATTCGGTCAATTGCCTCTGTGCGGCAGGTTTCCTCGGCCGTGCTGAAGAAGCCATTTGCGATCAGCGGGCCGGCCACGGGATGGGTGGGCGAGACCGCGCAGAGGTCGCAGACGGCGACACCCACGCTGGACGAGCTATCCTTCCCCACGGCGGAACTCTACGCGATGCCCGCCGCGACCGCCACGCTGCTTGAGGACAGCGTGGTCGATCTCGATGCCTGGATAGCGGGCGAGATCGAGACCGCTTTCGCGGAGCAGGAAGGGGCTGCCTTTGTCGATGGCGACGGCAATAACAAGCCGCTCGGTTTTCTCAGCTACGAGCAGGTGGAGGATACGAGCTGGAGCTGGGGCAAGGTTGGCTACCGGGCAACGGGGAGAGACGGAGCGCTTCCGCAAAACGACCCGGCGGATATCCTGATCGACCTCGTCTATGCGCTGAAGGCGGGGTACCGGCAGAACGCGAGCTGGGTGATGAACCGCAGGACCCAGGCGGCGCTGCGCAAAATCAAGGACAAGGACGGCAACTATCTCTGGCAGCCGCCGACAACGCCCGGCGCCCGGGCCATGCTGATGGGCTTCCCGGTGGTCGAGGCGGAAGACATGCCCGACATCGCCTCCGATGCCACGCCGATCGCCTTCGGCGATTTCCAGCGAGGCTATCTGGTGGTGGACCGCGCGGGCGTGCGGGTGCTGCGCGATCCCTACTCGTCCAAGCCCTATGTGCTTTTCTACACCACGAAGAGGGTCGGCGGCGGCATCCAGAACTTCGAGGCGATCAAGCTCTTAAAGTTCGGCACCGAGTGAGGCTTCTGTTTCGGTTGCCGGTTCAGGCACCGCGGGTCTGCCGGACAACCGCTTGGGCAGGCTCATCTCCTTTTTTACGCCGCGGCGAAAGCTGCGGCGTTCTGATTCAATACTTGAAGAGAGGCGGTTATGACGTTGTTTCGAACCGTGGAACCCGCCGTCGAACCCGTAACGCTCGCGGAGGCGAAGGCGCATCTGCGCATCACGCATGACAGCGAGGACGAGCTGATTTCCGGCCTGATAAGGGCGGCGCGACAGGAGGTGGAACGGACTACCGGAAGCGCGCTGATCGAGCAGAACTGGCGTCTGGCGCTCGATGACTGGCCGGAAGGCAATGTGGTGGAGTTGAGACGCGAGCCCGTGCAGCAAATCCTTTCCGTCACGGTTTTTGACGGCGACGGCGCAGCCTTTGTGCTAACGCCCGGGGACTATCAGCTCGACGCCATGTCCTCGCCGGCGCGGCTCTATCTGCGCTCACGCCCCCGGCCCGGCCTGCCGATCAACGGGATCGAGATCGATTTTTCGGCCGGATATGGCGAGGCGGGAACGGAGGTGCCCGATCTGCTCAAGCGCGCGATGCTGATCCTCATCGCGTACTGGTACGAATTCCGCGGCGCCTATGGGCCTGACTGCCAGCCGGTAGCCATTCCCGAGGAATACCGGCGGCTGGTCGCCGGCTGGCGGGGGCCGAGACTGTCATGAGCAGGATGCATCTGGATCCCGGGGAGCTGCGCACGGAGATGATCCTGCAGAAGGCAGAGACGAGCTCCGACGGCACGGGCGGCCACACGGAAAACTGGGTCGAGGTGGCGACGGTGTTCGCCCGGGTCGAGCCTCTGCGGGCGCAGAGCCGGTTCGGGGCCGGGCAGTATCTGGAAAGCGTCACCCACCGCGTCACCCTGCGGTTCAGGGAGGATGTGCGAAGTGGCATGCGCTTCCTGAAGCACGGGCGGACGCTTGAGATCATCAACGTGCAGGACGCGGACGAGAGCGGCCGCTACCTGATCTGCTACGTGCGGGAGGAAGGCCGGTGAAGGTGACGCTGCAACTGACGCTGGACGGCCTTCTGCGCGCAATGCGGGCAAAGGCTCATGAGGTGGCCGAGCTGGTGGAAGCCGGGGAGCATGGCGGGGCGGAGGGTAGCCGGGACGCGCGCCTTCCGGCTCTGAAAGCCCCGGACGGGGCAGGAGGGCGTAATGGCCGCAGACGCGCTTGAGCTGCAACGCGCCGTCCATGCGGCGTTGGCGGCGGATAGCGCGCTCGTTGCTGCGCTGGGCGGCGAGAAGATTCACGATGTGACCCCGGCGCACCTGCCGTTTCCCTACATCACCTTCGGGCGTACCAGCACCTACGACTGGGGAGCGGGCACGGAAGAGGGGAGTGAGCATTTCTTCACGCTGCACGTTTGGTCGAAGCAGAAGAGCCGGAAGGAAGCGCTCGAGCTGATGGAGCGCGTGCACGCGGCGCTCCACGACAGCGACCTGCCGCTTGAGGGCTGCCGGCTTGTCAACCTGCGGCTTCAGTCCGCAGAGATACGCTTTGACGAGAACCTCGCCGTCTATGACGGCATGATGCGTTTTCGTGCGGCTGTGGAAGCCCTCTAGCAGCACCGCCGCCTTCCACCTTCGTGGAGGCTAATTGCGGATTCCAGTTCACCAGGGAGACCTTGAATGGGCGCACAGAAGGGCAAGGACCTGCTCCTGAAGCTCGATGAAAGCGGGTCCGGGAATTTCATTACCGTGGCGGGGCTGCGGACCAAGAGGCTGGCCTTCAACAGCGAGACGGTGGACGTCACCGATGCCGACTCGGCCGGGCGCTGGAGGGAACTGCTGGCGGGCAGCGGCGTGCAGCGGGCGGCAGTGAGCGCGTCGGGGATATTCAAGGATGCTACCTCCGACGCGGCGATAAGGGCGCGCTTCTTCGCGGGAGAGATCGCAGACTGGCAGCTCGCCGTGCCGGATTTCGGTGTTGTCACGGGACCATTCCAGATTACGGCGCTGGAATATTCCGGCAATCACGACGGAGAGGTGACCTTCGAGATCGCGCTGGAATCGGCAGGCCCCGTCACCTTCACGGCGGTGTAGACATGGGCGCGAACCGGCGGCGCGGCGAGGTGGCCGCAATTCTGAATGGACGTGAATACAGGCTCTGCCTGACGCTGGGAGCGCTGGCAGAACTCGAAAGCGCATTTGCCGCGCAGGACCTGTCGGAGCTTGCGCGCCGCTTCGGCAGCGGCCGGCTGTCGGCGCGCGATCTCGTCACGATCATCACTGCCGGTCTGCGCGGCGCCGGTCACGATGTGAGCGAAGACGAGGTACGGGTCATGCAATGCGAAGGTGGGGCGGCTGGCTTTGCCCGTCTCGTCGCGGAGTTGCTGACGGTGACCTTCGGCGAGGCAGGGGAAGCAGCGGAGGAAAACCCTCCGGCGCCGCAGCGGGCCGGGCAGCCTTTCCCTGGAAAGAGGTGATGGGGACGGCTTTTGGCCTGCTGCGGCTGAGCCCGGATGCCTTCTGGAAGATGACGCTCATCGAACTCTGTGCCGCGCTGGAGGTGCTGGGGGTGGCCCGCAGCGGTGCACCGCGGCGCGGCGATCTCGAGCGCCTGATGCGGCTTTTCCCCGACGGACATATGGAGACGACGCATGGCAGATGAGGTGAGGGTTCCGATCGTTGCTGATACCGCGCCGTTCGAGACGGCGCTGAAGAATTTGACTGCACTTTCCTCCGAATTCGGTTCGCAGCTGACTGGGGCGCTCAAGAGCGCGGCCGTCAGCGGCAAATCGCTGGAGGACATCCTCCGCAGGATCGGCCTCAATCTGGC